GGCAAAAGGAATGTGGAGAAAAGCAAAGAAACGATAAGAGAGAAAGTCAGAGAAGTCAATAGGACAAACCAAATAATGTGTTGTTGAAACACAAGAGCTTACTCGAGAGCTTAATTAAGCTGTCGAGAAGATGTCGGGAAACATACCACGCATGGCCTCTGGTAAGGCCTCACGAAACAAATCAGGATGCATGTGCAAATGAGCGGCACTGGCCACGTCCATCGCCTCGATGGAAGAATGGTCAGCATGTTTGAGAAGGCCAAGATAATTGAGCCATTTGTTCTGCGCGGTTGGATCGCGGGACTCCAAAATCATGGTCCGGTACTGAATGCCTCTTGCCGAATATTCAGGCACCTCACCACCAAGCGTAAAGCCACTGAATTCGCCGACAGGTCCATTTAGATTCTTGAACTCCCAAGGAGAATCGGGGAAATCGTCAGAATCACAATAACGATCGATTGCCTCGTCGTCGCCATTTATAGCGACAGTGTCTTCTTCAGTGACGTGATTTATCAATGAAGCCACCACCGCACGACGCAAGCTGTTTAATGCCCAGGTATAACGATCACCTGAATTCTGCATCGTTGCCATGGGACCGTGCTGACTCCTGGCGGCTAGCCTACGCTCAGCGTATTCGGCCATGTACCAGCCGGGGAAACCTGACCTCATCATCACATGCAAATCAAAATTCAGAACCCCGGCATCGCAGCCGACGTCCCAACGAGTCACGTCGGACGTGTGGACTCCGTTGCCGACCCGCCAGGTTTTCTTGTAAGCAGCAATGAACTCATCAGGGTTCATCCGGCGGTAAAACAAGAAATTGCTCGGAAAGGCAGAGATAATCTCATCCTCAAGGAAAAGGGCGAACGGTCCATCCCCTAAAGTTTGCTTTATGTCATACTCATGAATGAGCTGACCTGGGATGGCCTCCCTCTTGTCACGCTTCTCGTCCTTCTTGATGATCTGTCCTTTGAGAGATATTCTAATGTCAGACCCGGTCCGATCAGGGTCATGAGATTGCAACTTGTCCAGTACGACGTTCTCCGCACGCTTGCTACAGTACTCCCTAACAGTACGTTCACAATACTGCTCGAATTTCAGGGCTGTCCACTGGGGTGGATTGGGAACTAGGCGGTCATACTCGTCGCACAGATCCTTGCGAGAACAGGATTTCATGCGGGCAATGTTGCCCGCAGCGGTCTTGGTTTTCAGGCGTTTCTCGACTGACAAGAAATACGTTGCAGTATCGGAGCGCTTGTGGACGTGGGGGTTCACAAACGCCACTTCCTTAAACTGGTTAGTGCCACCACCACGTCCCGCCAATTCCCGGTCTTCCTTGGCATGCATGTGGACTTCTCGCACTAGGTTGTCGTGTGCAGGGCCAACCTGAACCACATGGTCCAAAGCAAGCTGCTCCATTTGATCCACATCTCGTAGCACATGGCCCTCCACGGCAGGAAACACTTGTTGAAACTCCGACGCAGCAACAGTGGATCCCACCTTAGCAAACCACACCAAACGCGGCATGGACCAGGCGAGATGTCGGTAAAAGGCGGCCTTGAGTAAAGCAGAAGGAGCTACCAAATTAGGGTAACCACCCGCCCGGGTCGCAAAAATTAGCACATTCATGAGTAGACTGCCAGTGGGAAAGGCCTTGCAACGATTTTCTGGATTCATTGCGTCCATGTGCACATAGACTCCAGTGGATGACCGAGTAAGGGCCACATAGGCCGACCGGTCCATAATGGAGCCTTCCAAACCAGTCATGTCAATTTCGACATCGACCTTGAAGTCCTCACCCTGGATCGTTCCAAACGTGTACGCTTCTCTGCCGCCGGCGGCAAGGACTCCGGCGTAGCGAGGCGACGCAGTGCAAACAGGAAGTCCCACCTTAGGCTCATTAGTGTGAGTGATGTGACCCCTTACCGGATTAGTAGTGTGTATGCCCAAAGTATCCGCTAGTAGCCCAAACGCGCGATGAGAAATCGTCGCGTATTTCGTTACCTGGGGGGCAAGAGCTGCGAGTGGCGTCAGATCATATTCGCTCTGCGTTCCGGCAATTGGGAACTTGGCCATTCCTTGAGCGGGATCGCCATTGACGACCACCTCTGACAAGAGTGGGTTGGCTAAAATCACCAAATCTAACATCCCGCCCCAAAACTTTCCTGCATCGTCAAAAACGATGGGGCCAGTGGTCGGTTCAGTTATGGCTGAAGCTAGTGTGGGAAAATTAAACCCTCTCATCTCTGGAAAATCAAGGTTCACCTTATTCTGGGCCCGAAGGGACTCAGTGTGTGATATGACACGGGCCTGTCTCCTCACATCTGGGTCAAGGCTCCTTAAATACTCTCGAGTGGCAGTGGTCTTGCCGCTACCGAAAGTGCCAAAATAAGCCTTGACCGGAATCGTGACCGTGCGGTTCTCAACCTTATACAGATCGAGGACACTGTCTAGAGCCTGAAGTACCGCTGGATTCTGGAAAGCCTCAAGAACGCTAGGATGCGCTTTCAAATCGGACACCAAGCGAGAAGCCCTAGCTAAATCCGCTGTGTACATGATGACCTCCTCCGATAAGGGCACGGGCGGCAAGGAAATACTAAGGTAATCCTTCACACGGGCTTCTACCTCACGCTCTAGTGACTTCCAATGGGCAGGATCAGGCCGCGACACCGCACGTTGGTTTTCCACGACCTGATCACGAGAATGCCCAACCTTGATGAAATCCGCATTCACGGGTGCGACCCAATCGGTAGGTACCTTCAATCGAAAGGAGCGTCCTAAATTGCGGAAACGTTGCCACATGACAGATGGTTCGGTCTTGCCAACCGCTCGCGCGCCCAAGGGCTGGTTGAACTCGTAAAGATCAGGAAAGCCCCTGTTGAACACAACAAGATGGTCAATGGCAAACCCCTCATTATCAACGGGCAAAATCGGCCGACAGGCAAAAGACGCGATGATGGCGTCGGCAATGCCATTCCTAGTCATGGGCATGGCACGCTCACCAGCCATTCCAATTAAAACGGCCGTGGGCTGCACGGAGCAATCTAACGGGGAAGCATTGAACTGATTCTGAAACGCTAACTCCCAAGCAGGCCAGTTGCCACGAATGGTGCGTAAAATCCTGGCTAAATTGGCCTGTGGCTCATTGTCTACCTTAGTGATGGCTATCTCGACGTGTAGAAGGCCATTGACGGCGGCATGGCTTAGCACTAGGTTCATTGTCGGCCAACCAGCACCGGTGGACTGCACAGTGTCAGTGCAGCAACCGGAAAAGGAAATCCCGAACTTTGATAAAGCAGCAAAGGCCAGCATGTCAGCCACCTTGACCAGGCCAACAATAGGATCACTAAGATCAGGCTTGTCACCGGTGATCTCCATGTACCAACTGTACCACATATGGGCAGTGCCACCGAACGTGGAAACGCAATCCCAGAAGCAAGAATTTCCGGGTGTTAAAGCAGGATACTTAGTGGAG